CGCTTCCGTAGCGCTTATATTGTCTTTAACCCAGCGGGTTACCCCTTCACTACATCACATGTCTGAAAACATCGAGCAACAGGCTGCGCCTGAAACTCAGCCTCCAGCGGAGGACAAGACCGATGCAATGCGTGTTCAATTACTTGAGGCCAAAAACCTTGAGTTAAAGAGCGAAAAGCAAGCGGTCAAAAAACAGTTGGAAGACATGCAGCGCCAAATGGCGGATCTGCAAAGCAACCAGCAACAGGCAAAGCAATCACAGCTAGCCGAAGCTGGTGAATTTAAAACGTTGTGGTCGGAAGCGTCTGCGACCAATACATCCCTCCAGGATGAAATTGCGCAACTGAAGCAACAGCTTCAAGACAAAGACGTTGCCTACCAACAGCAACAGATCAAGTCAGCCGCGCTTAACGCCATTGCTCAAAGTGGCGTTGTAAATCCAGAGCAAGCGTTCTCACTAATGCGGGACAGCTTGAGATTGGATGAAAATGGGAATGCAGTTTGCTTGTCCGGGGGCGTTCAAGTCGAGCTGAATTCACATTTGAATTCTCTTAAGCAACCTGGCAGTGGTTGGGAACATCATTTCTCTGGCAGCGGTGCGCGTGGGATGAGTGCAGCGGGATCTTCTACTTCTGCATCTGGGGGCAAATCATGGGGCTCTATGGGCCTGATGGAACGCATCCAGCTTGAGGAAGAAAACCCAGCGTTGGCAGCACAGCTAAAGGCGCAGGGTTGATTGCTAACCCTTTTTAATTTTTAGAACCATGGCAGGCTTCGCCTCCGGCAAGAACTGGGGAACTACCCCAGACGCTTCAAGCTTTACCAGTGACATTGGATCAGCTACAAGGCTGGCCACGTCAGCGGCCTTCGGTCGTTATCTCACAGATCAGATCATCGAGAACAGCTTGATGATTCAGTCTGGCTTGATTGCTACTGACTCCCGCCTAAACGGTGTTACAGGTGTTCTTGTAGAGCTGCCTTTCTTCGATTCCCTTGATTACATCGAGGAGAATGTTGACTCTTCAGCTACCTGGGGAACCGGTGGTGCAGGGCGCTATCAGACGCAAAAACACACCGCTTCGACCCAGTACGGATCCATCGTCACACGCGGCGCCGCGTTTGCTGCTGACATGCTGCACCAGTACGAAACCGGTGAAGATGCGCTTCAAAACGTATCTGCGCAGCTTTCGCGCAAGATGAACAAGGACATCACCGCCAAGGTGATCTCCCAATTGACCGGCCTATTTGGCACGGCATTGGCTCCAAACGTCTTGAACGTTGCTGTTGCATCAGGCGGCACTGCTTCTGGTGAGAACTATCTCAACGCGCAGAACGTGACTGCTGCCAAGTATCTCCTTGGGGAAAACGCTTCTGACGTTTCCGTCTTGGTTGTCCATCCTTCTGTTGCGGCAGATATGGAAGCTCGCGGAATGCTGGTTTTCCAGAACAGCGGCGGAACTGTTGAATATGCCTCCAATGGTGTTGGGATTACTTCCACCCAGGTTGGCTATTTCGCTGGTCTCCGTGTTGTGATCGACAGCCAAGTGCCAACGGTTTCTGGCACGTCTGGTGATGACCTCGGATACACCTGTTATCTGGCGGCGCCTGGTGTCATTCGCACCGGTTCTCAGTTCCCACTGAGCATCAAGCAAAGCGATGACATCTTGTCCCTGCAGGACGTGATGTCGGTTACTTACAACCGCATCGACCACGTTCTTGGCACCAGCTACAGCGGCACTCCTCACCCTGAGAACAGTGACCTGGCTAACGCTTCTAACTGGTCTTTGGCTTACGGTTCAACTCAATCTGTGCCATTGGTTCAGATGATCGTGAACACGCCTTACGGCGGTAAGGTTGCCTGATTAGGCTTCCTTCAGAGCAAAACGGCCTCCCTTTTGGGGGGCTTTTTTCATGCCAATTAATATTGGATGCAGTCACCCCGGAGCCCCGGACGTGGTCAATCTTGCTCGGCTTCACGCTTATCAAAACGGTGTTTTCTGGCTCGTAGATGTGCCACAGAAAGATGCAAAAGATAAGCAAAAAGAGTTAAGTAGACTGGGCTGGACCGTGGTCCACACCGAGCTTGTGTAATGGCATTTGACGCAACACTTGGAGGGTCTGCCGCTAACAGCTATGTAGACACGACCTATGCGGACACTTACTTCGCCCACACCCCGTATTGGAATCAGTGGAATGAATTCAGCAAAACAAACCGGGAGATTGCTCTGGTCCAGGCTTGCGCTGCTCTGGAAACGGTTTCCTACGCAGGGACAAGATGCAACCCCAGTACCGACGACGCCGACGCCCCTCAAGCCCTCGCGTGGCCGAGGTCCGGCGCGAGCTGTGACGGCGTGGAGGCAAGCTGTGCAGCGATCCCAAAAGAAATAAAGGACAGCCAGTGTTTGCTGGCGTTAAACCTGGCGACTAACCCAGAAGCAATCACCGGCCCAATTGGCGGTGGTGGGGGCACTGCCGCTGGAACCTTCGTTAGCAAGCAACAGCTTGGCGATCTGGTGCAGGAGTTCAGCGCTTATCCCTCAGGCGAATCAAGCAACAACGATTGTGTTGACTGCTCTACCCCTGGAGTCATTGCCAAGTTCCCTTGGTTGAAGGGGATGCTGAGTTGTTGGGCAGATATATCGACTGGAAGCACTTCCAAGGTCTTGCTGAGGGTCCGGTCATGAGCCCGCAAGAGAAAGAGCTAATCCTGAAGATCAGGGCTCAGCAGATCCTTGGCCAAGGCATGTCCATGAACGATCAAGAGTTTGTGCAGTGGGCAATGGATGAATACGGGCTAACCCGTGACCGGCTCACGCAGCTAGCTAAGGAGAGCATCTGATGGACATCACCAACACCTTCTTACCCGTAGCCGTCGAGCTTATTCAGAATGTTTTCCCGACACCTGTCTCATACGTTCGGAACCTCGGGAGCACTTACGATCCGAGCACGGGCGAGGTCACTCAGAACACAGAGCAGTACGACATCAGCGCGGGAGTCATCTCCAGAGCGCGAGTTGAAGAGGGAGGAGTCGGAGAGACCTACAGCCTGACCCTGTGGATTGATCACAGCCCAACAGGCGTGCCGCATTTGCCGACAACGTCCGATTCAGTCGTTTACGACGGCACGACGTGGAAGTTGGTCGAGGTCAGCCCCACGTATTCATCGACGGGTTTGATTGCGTCGAAGATTGTCGCGAGGAGCGATTGACATGGCCAAGAAATTTCGAGGCGCCGAAATCGTCGGTGAGATTGACGAAGCACTGGACAAAGGTCTTGCGCGATTTGTCATTGGCACGCAATCGAAGCTTGCAGCGGCAAGTCCTGTGGACAGCGGTCGCCTGGCTTCAAGTTGGTACGTGGGCAAAGGCGTGCCAAATCGAGATGAACGCTCAAAGGATTGGGCTGAGCCGGGGGCGAAAAGAGTTGAGATCGAAAAGCCATTGATGAAAATCACGATGGACTCCGATTGGTGGATCAGCAACAACTTGCCTTATGCCGAGCGGGCGGCGTTTGACCCGTACAACGGCCGCCGTGGTGCCGGTGCCTGGTTTACCAGCATCGAAAACCGGTTGGCTGAAGACGCCAACCGCGCCTTTGATTACTTTCTCCGCAAAGTCAAATGACCTTTCAAGCTGTTCGCGCCGAGATCGAATCGAAGGTTTACAGCGCCTTCCAGGCGTTAAGCCCGCCAGTTGCGGTTGTCTTCGACAACACGCTTGAAACGCCTCCTGCGTTGCCTCATGTGGTCTGCCTGATCAGTTACGTCAGCACCACTCAAACAGTGATCTGTCAGTCAGAAGCAGCAATTGAGAACCTGCAAGGCAACCTGCAGCTTTCGATCTATGCCCCTCGCGGGCGCGGAATGAAAGCGCTTGAGGAGTACGGCGCAGAAGGCATGAAGGTGATGAACACCATGTACGACTGGAGCAGCTCGGTTCGGGTGCGCTGTGGGCAGATCAATGGTCCTGTGCCGTTGCTAAATGGCCCAGAGCCTTATGCGCTAGCAACTGTTTCCTGCCCCTTTTCCGCCTGCGTAGACTAAAGGTGTCTTTGCCCCCGAAGACAACGCCCCCGTTGTTCTTTTTCTAGGTGGCTTAAATGCCGGTCGCATGTAGCGCCACAGCCTTAACGGGCAGTTCTGGCGCGGTCTATTTCACACCTGCAGCAACGAAAGCTTGTCTTTTGGCTGCTGATTTTTCTAACGGTGATAACGACATCACTGTTGGCACCGATAAGGATTTCCGCGTCGGTGATGTTGTCACGTTTTCGTTGAAAGACGGGGCAACACTTGACGGCGGTTTGACTGTTGATACTAAGTATCGCGTCGACACCGTTGCTGATGGCAAGGTCACGATCGTCTTGGCTGCTGATGGCACTGATGTCACGATTGCCGGTGACGGCACAGACAACGGCGGTCACGTCGAGATGCAGAACGATCCTTCAGGTATCTGCGAGGTTCGTGAATGGTCTTGTGACTTCTCTGCTAGCCAGCTCGACGTATCAACACTGCCTTGCGGTGTAGGTACCGCAGCGGGTGCGGCCAAGTACCTGCAGCCTAAAAAGACTCAACCTGGCCCTCCCGAAATCACCGGGACAATGACTCTTTACATCACTACTGATGAGACATCACTATCTCAACGTTTGATGGAAAGCGTCATCTACACCAACCAAGATGGTGCAGCCGTCAAGCTTTACTTGAACGCTGTTTCTGATGGCCAAGCTGAGCCTGCCCCAGACGATGCGAACTCTGCGTTTATTGCTGGCGAAGTGGTCTTTACTGACTTCTCGACCACAGTTAACTCAGACGATGCCACGACTGCTGAGGTTTCCTTCAGCATGTGGAAAGTGACGAACTGGATCGGTCTGGCTATCAGCTAAATGATCCGGTTAAATTGAAGTATCCCCCTCACCCGGCCTCGCATTTTGCGGGGCTTTTTTGTGCCGATACGATGGGACCGTTGCAAGAGAGCAACAGGGTGTTGGGGGGGGAGTCGCCTACAGCTTCTCCCCTTTGCCTGAGCTATTGTCGTTCCGTAGGCACAATTATTTCCATGGCGAAAGCTTTGACACCAATCGAGAAGCTGCAGCAGCTGATCGATATTGAAAACAAACTGATTAAACACGAGATCGACATTAAAGGAATCGATTTCACGTTCTGGACAAAGCCGACAACTATTAGCAAGTACAAGGCCGCAAAGGCTGCATCAAAAGATCCAGAAGACTTGCTTGAAACCACAGCGCGTTTGTTTATCAAGAACGCGTTGGACGAAAGCGGCCGACCACAGTTTCAGATTGATGCGTTGCCATTGATCATGGGTCAATTGTCGATGACCTCAGCGTCAAAGCTGATGGGTGCCATGAACTCTGATGAAGAGGAGGAAGTTGAAACAGATTTGAAAAGCACTGAAGATTGAGCTTGAGAAAGATGGCACGCTTTTAACGGAGCTGCATGTCGCTAAGGAGTTGGGCATGACCTTGGGCCAACTACAGCGTGAGATGACCTACGCCGAGCTTTGGATCTGGGTTGCTTATTTCGGTCTGACCAATGACAGGCAGGAGCAAGCAATGAAAAAAGCAAAATCTGTCCGCCGTTAGAATTCACCTATCGGCGGTTTTTTTCTTGGCTTCAGCACCCGTTGATATTCCTATTAAGGTCAAAGGTCTTTCAGACCTGCAAAAGCTCGAACGCCGGATGGAGGCGCTTGAAAAGGAAGTTACGAGGCTGCAAAAAGGTTTACCAAAAGCGACTAATAACGTCAGGAAATTTGGGAGTGCTTCACGCGGAGCTTCAGGTGGGGTCAAAGTATTAGGCGCAGCAGTCAAGTCAGCCTTAGGCCCATTGGTTGCTGTTGCGGCTGCTGTCGGTTCGGTTACCGCTGCATTCCGAGTTATTGCCGGTCAAGATTTTGCATTGGCAAAAGTTCGTTCGCTTGGCGTTGATTCAGTCGCTTTAGCCGAAAATCTAAAACGGGTATCGGCGGAATTGGAAGGGAACGCAAGCGTTGCGGAGTTAACAGGCGCGGCGTATGACGTTGCATCGGCTGGCTTTACTGATGCGGCAGATGCGGCGGAAATCCTGAAGGCGGCCAGCCTTGGCGCTACAGGTGGTTTCACTGACATCAACACCGTTGCTGATGCGGCCACATCTGTTCTGAATGCTTATGGCAAGTCAGCGGCAGACGCTGGAAAGATTGTTGACCAATTCATCCAGACGCAAAACGACGGAAAAATCGTTGTTGCTGAGTACGCCGCAAATATCTCAAAAGTTGCGCCAGTTGCCGCAGCTCTTGGAATTGAACTTGCAGAGGTAAACGCAGTTATTTCTCAGGTGACTGCAGGAGGCACCAAAGCAGAGGTTGCATTTACAGGTCTTAAAACAGCGTTTGCCCAGCTTGCCTCGGGCAATGCAAATAAAGCGTTAGCGGAAATCGGCGTTGAAATTACACAGGCAGATATTGCATCAGAAGGCTTGATTGGTGTTTTGAAGAAAATTAAGGACTCAGGCATTGACGTTGGCACAGCGTTCAAAGCGTTTGGCAACGAAGCAGGCCCCGTACTGCAGGCAGTATTTAACGATTTACAAAAGACTGAAAGGTTGCTCAAAAATCAAGAGGGTGCAGCAGGTGCCGCCGCAAGGGCACAACAAGAGGCCGCCAACACAATTAACGGGGCTTGGGGTCGTGTCCGCGTTGCGTTTGAGAACTTATTTTCTGATCAAGCGGCATTAGCCCAGGCGATCATTCCAATCCTTGACGCGGTAGCAACTGCAGTCACTGGAATTACAGAGGCATTAGAAGGCCTCAAGCTTGTCGCTCAGCAAGTCGCGGGGGTGGCTGACAGTTTGGGCCAAAAATTTGGGGCAGTGGCCAATGCACTTGGAACGTTTGGCGATGCTGCCAAATATGCAGCGGATCAAATTGGTCGGCTTCTTTTACGGGCAGATGGTTTTGAAGCCATGGATAAGTCCGGTTACGGGAAAGGGCTGCGCAATTTTGGCGCTGATTACAAAGCGCAAGAGCTTGCATTGGGTGCCGCTGCAAATAATGCAGGTAGTGCGGCTGGGGGGTTGCCCAAGCCCACTGCGACCAATGCCCCAGGATTTAACCCTCAGCTAAGTGGTGGAGCCGGTGCTAACGAGGCAGCAAAAGCCGCTGATGAGATGGAGCGCCAGCTCAAGGCTGGCAAAGATTTAAGCCGTCAGTTCTCGCGACAAATCAAGCTGCTGCAAACCAAAGGCAAATACGACAAGGAGCTTTTAAGAAACCAGTTTGAGCTTGAAGATGCAGTCCGGCGGATTAATGAAACAGCTGCCCCACTACAGCGTGAAGGCTTGATTGGTGAAGCGGCGATGGCTAAAGACCTGCAAGACGTCAAAACGTTGGAAGAGGCAATGGAAGGCTTGGCCGGTGATGTAGCTACTGACTACAGCAACGCCTTGAAAGAAAGCAACAAGGAGCTGACCGCAGGCCAAGAATTAGCAAAGGGCACCTATGACATCATTTCTGGAGAGCTGACCAACTCCATTAGTGGGTTGATTGATGGCACCAAGGAATGGGGCGATGTACTGAGCGACATTGCTGGGCAGCTTGGCAAGATGTTCCTCAACCAAGCCTTTAGTGGGATTGGCGGCCTAATGGGCTTTGCCGAAGGTGGTCGGCCACCAACCAATGAAGTATCAATAATCGGTGAGAAGGGGCCGGAACTATGGGTTCCGGACTCTGCTGGAACAATTCTCAGCAACAAAGACTCCAAGGCTGCCTTGTCTAATTACAGCCGGATGGGGCCAGAAGAACAGAAGGCAGCAGACAGAGGCGAAGACCCAATGAGTAGCGGTGCATCTGCTGCAATGCAGCCAATCCGAATGGACACTCGCGTGATCAATGGCGTTGAGTACGCAACCGTTGAACAGATGCAAGAGGCAAGTCGTCAGGCCGCTGCAGAAGGCGCCAAACAAGGCGCCAAGATTGGTGAAGCACAAACGCTGCGGCGGCTTCGCATGAACCCATCAGTCCGCAGACAGGTTGGTGTATGACGACTCAAATTGCCCTTTGCCATTGCGTCACGCTGACTGCTCCTAGTGGTCTGGCTTATCGGTTTCAGAACTTCTTTATTGGCAGTACCTGCAGGCAGAACGATGATGCCTTTCAATTTGCACCGTTTGGTTTTAGCGGTGTCACTTTCAATAGGTCCGGGGAAAACTCAGAGGCCACGATCGTTTTTGCCAACAAAGATCTGATCAGAGAGTTTGTCAATAATGCTGTAACGCAAAGATGGACCGCAGAAGTCTTGACCTGTGCGGTCACTGATATTGAAAACAAAGACCTAACGACTCTTTACTCTTATTCCGGGTCAGTATCTGGCGGGGTCTGGAAGGGCGAAAGCCTTGGTTTAAGCCTTACCTCAATTTTGGACGCCGTATCGTCTAACGTCCCGACGCGCAATCTTGAGGTCGCCCAAGTTGGACCCTTGCCAATCAGCGGTGGAATTAACCTGTAATTCATTAATTGGAATGCCCTTTCGCTTAGGCGGAGACGGTAGTGATGGGACGATCGATTGCATCCATGCGGTCACAGCAGGACTAAACGACCTCGGAATACCAACCCCATTTATTGAACCAAGCTGGTATGAGTCTGGTCCAAAAGTGCATTTAAAAGCTCTACTACAATGGGGTGAACGAGTCACAGACAATCGGGATGGTGATGTCGTCTGGGTTCGATCTAAGCGTCCTACTTTTGGCTTTATTTGGCGTCAGGGGTGTATATGCGTAATCCCTCCGATGGATCAACTGGGGTGGGTCAATTTAAAATCGCTCCCCAGTTTCAGGACTTAC